TGATAATTCTGCTCCGACTAAAGTTAAAACGTGGTTTTCACAAATTTTTAATAACGAATCAGCTGAACGTATTGTTGCCCGTAAAAAGGCCTTTGATGTTTATAACTATGACTCCAATTCTGTCGTTATGATAGGTGATGAGCAAGTTAAATGTGGTACTAAAGCTTTTCATGATTATATGTCTGGTCTTGTTTCTATTTCTAGACCTAAAGCTATTGTTCACGTTCAAGCTGCTGATGGAAAGGATGTTGCTATGCGAATTCAATTTCGTCATGAAGCTCCTCCTCGTGATTTAAGAACCCGTAAATTTAATACTATGTATCGTAAAGGCGTTGATCGTCTTTCAAGTAAAGTTCCAAAATGTACAATTTGTCAAGAAACTCATCGATCCAAGAAATGTAAACTTCATTTGGCTGATATAAAGAAGATACAGATGGCACATCAATCCTTTAGAGTTGCTTTTACCCCAGAAGCACTCCTTGGAGTTCGTGATAGATTAAATCTTGACCGTATTCATAATAGAATGTTTAAATTGGTTGTTAATACAACTGAGTTTGTATGTAATGGATTTCTCTTTGGCAATATGATTGTTACTACTAAGCATGGTTTAATTGGCGAAACTTTAATCGCTGCCGTGTCTCATGTCCAGAATTACACCGTTGTTGGTGATAAATTGATGGATTTAGATGATGATCTTGTTGGCTATCGGATTCAGGGTCTGAGTGCTGAGAAAATGGAGTTTGCCATTCCCAAAGATGGTGAACCTGTGTTCCTTGTTGCTTTTGATGATTTAGGTACTCGTTTACCGAAAATATCTTCTGGTGTTATTAATAATAAAGGATTTCATTCTTGCCCTTCCGTTAATGGAAATTGTGGCGGAGTCCTTGTTAATCACGATAATAAAATCGTTGCTATACATAATGCCGGTAGTACCCAAATCAATAAAGCTATTCCTATGACAGTTGCGCTTATTGCCAAACTGTCACAGGGTTTTCAGTAAGCCCGTGTTGCCCGGCCGGATGGGTTACAGATATGATGCCACCTCGTTTAAATTTTACTAAGTTGAAAGACTATGTAAGTGAGGTATCAGGCAAAACTGTAATCCACAGAGATCCTAATGGTATTAGGCCTTCTCTGCATCTTCAGTATGTAAATCCGGCATTTTTGCAAGAAGTTGGAAAATTTCAAAAATTCGTCAAGCTTAAGAACCGTAAAAAGTTCGACCAACAGGTTGCTGATTATCTTTCTACTCATGAAGATATGGCGAAAGGGAAACACGGGATAACTATTCCTAACGAAGAAGCGTATTATAAAAATATGGCTAAGTTTAATAAGTCTCAATCTACATCTTATGATGAAGAGGCTTTTGCTTTTGCTGAATTAGCTGTTCAACAGCATTTTATGCCCCATTTGAAGGATAGTGGTATTGAAACCTTGGTTGAGTCTATTGCCCGGCTTGATCTTTCTAAATCTCCAGGTCCACCCTGGTCGTTTATTGCGAAAACTAAGAAAGAGTTAGTGGACGATCCCAAATTTTTAGACCTTTGTAAAAGAGGTTGGGATTGGCTACTTGAAGCTGATAGGTGGTGGCTCACTGGGACTGCTTTGAAAGAAGAGGTTAGACCCC